GGACGCCAGATCCAGCGCGTCAATGGTGTTGCGCTTGCCGACAATTTCAGATAGACACCGCTTGTTGTTTTTCAGCGGCACAATGGGGAAACTCGGATAATTCCCGCCGTCATAGATTTCGGTTTCGCCGACCTCCGCCTTGCGCTCAATCAGCTTATAGCTGCGCTTCGGTTGCATGACGGCCATATCCTCGCCGCTGGGCTGGAAATACTCGGTAAAGCCGTCGATCTCATACAGCGTCGCTCTCAGAGGCTTATCCTGTGCCACCTGCCAGAACCGGATACCGGCTTTCATCGCGCCGTCCTCCTCATCATAGAGGGGAACGAACTCAAGCAGGGAGAACACCCGCAAATGCGTCAGGTCCCAGAAACCGAAGGACACGCCCGCGATTTTCGCCTCACGTGCCGCATCCATGACTTCCTGGTCGAAGTCCGGGCAAAGTTTTTTCGGTGTTTCCTTCTCCGCAAAGGTTACGCCATTACCCAGAAGATAGGAAACCTCCTGATCGACCGCCAGGCCGAAGAACCGGCTGGCCAGCTTATGGTTTGCCGTCCACATATCCGTGTGGGCACGGCCCTGCATATCGTAGATGATCTTTTCATAGCGGTTAATGGTCGGATTCAGGCCGTTGTAATATTCCTCAGCATCCGCCGCCATCTTATATGCGTGGGATTCACGATGCGCGTTGATCGCACTACGAATAAACTCCATCCGCGCCTTTTCGTCCTCGCCCACCGCCACAAGGTCATTATATGTCTTAATCTCCGCTCACCCCTTATCTCAGAATGGAAACATAATCGGAGCTGTCGCGTTTGTTCCACAACCGCTTTACGATGCTGGCCGCGCTGTCCGGTGCGTCATCATGCTCCACGTTCTCGTTGTAATCGCAAATCTGGTCGATATACGCATCATCCGTACCGGCCACAAAAACCACATTGCGCCATTCCGCCTTGAGATAGCTTGTGATTTTAAGGAATTTGTTCATGCTTTCGTGATAGGTAACGGCTCGTTCTCCCTTCGCACGCAACGCCTTTGCCAAATATCCCTTGTCGGCGTTGGTCTCGCAGTAAATCTCCCCAGCATTAAAGGACTTCCGAAGCCGGATAATCTCATCCATGCAATCGTCCACATGCTTGTGCCAAAGCCGCCCATAGAGGTAATATGTTGTTCCCTTCTTTCGGGCGATCGTAAACGCCGTGTAGTCATCGCCGCCGTATGCCGCGTCAATATGGCAAATGCCCTGCTCTGCAAGGCAAGGATCCGCACCCATTTGCGGCGTGTCAAAGATCACATCATCACTGGCAATGTGCCGCAGCTCGTAGTTTGCTGCAAACAGGGATGACGTCATAGACGATTTAATGGTTTGCAACTCATCCCCGGAGATCAACCCAGTTGAATAGCAATCGTACTTTTCGATATTCGGCATCATGGAAAACGCGTCTTCCTTGTGCCAGGGCGTTCCGGTGTTAAAAATGCGCCCGCCACGATTGCGGATGTTCTGTAACTCCTGATAGATCGTTTTTGTATGGTCTCGCTCTGCGCGGGAAATGCGATCCTGCACGTTTACAATATCGTCCGTAAATATGCGATCGAAATGCTTGCCGGTCAAGGACCCGTTCACGCCGCACGCCACAAGCTGGCTCGTGCCCTTGTTGTCCGCTGCCAGATTCGTGGAAATCTCCGTCGCGGATACCGTTGTCAGGATCAGCGGTTTCCCGTGGATCTTCTCGCACAGCGCCTCCATGTATGGCGATAGCAGCAGATTCCGCACCTGCCGCACAACCTCTTTCACGTCCGCATCCGTTTTCCGCATAAACAGCGTTTTGAGATTCGGCAGAAGGACGATGGTCTCCGCCAGCGCAATCGAAACGCACGTTGTTTTATAGCTGCCACGGTGCGCCTGCAAGGTTTTGTCCTCACGCCCGCGCACCATATCCTGTATCCATGCGTTGTGCAGCGCGCCCAGCTTATCAAACCCAACGGCATGGCCGAACGCAATGGGATTATGTATCAGCAGTTCCGCCGCTTGTATCCGCGTCATTCTGCATCACCATCTTCTCCAACTCGTCCAATGCAATGCCCTTCGCGTCCGTCACCGCCACGTCCACGCTGTCACGCTGCCCCAGAAACTGTTTGCCGAGGAAGATCGCCATTGTCGCGTTCTTTTCAGCCAATC